CTGCCGGTGGGGCTGCCGGTGGGGCTGCCGGTGGGGCTGCCGGTGGGGCTGCCGGTGGGGCTGCCGGTGGGGCTGCCGGCGGCTGCGGCGCCGGAGCAGGTTGCATCAGGGCAAACCCAAACGAGGTCGCCACGCCCCATGGCTTCGACTGATCATCCGGCATGATCTGAGGATCTTGCCCCGCCAACACGTGATCCGCGACCATCTTCGCGGTCACCTGGATCGTCTGATCACCAGAGGTCATCCAGAACTGCGCCGCCGGATCAAACGGGTACTCCACACGCGGCAACTCCGCCGACCCTGCCGGCAAATCCGGAGCCGTGTTGGTTGTGCGGTTGGCATTGAACTCCTTGTCCCGACCCTCCAGCACAGCTCGGATGTAATCGTGGTCCGTAGGCTGGCCGGCGCCTGTTTCTACGAACTGGTCGGTTGCCAACCACTCGTGCCAGTAGGTGCCGTCCTGCGTCAGAGGCGACGACTGGCGCCTCGCCAGAATCGACGGCCACTGCGCGAAACCGTTGCTCGTCTTGCCTTGTGGAACGTAGTCGATCACTAGATCCGTGCCCGCGAACGGATCACAGATGTCCCCGTATTCCGGATCAGCCATGATGCCGAGGATCTTGTTCCACTCCTGGAGATTCCAATCAACAGCCTGTGAACCTTCGGGCTCGTTCTCCCGGTCGATCGCGAAAAAGATGACCCGGTTCTTCGGACGAATCCGGTCTGCCTCGTCCTTGCTGGCCGCGTCGCCTCGACGTTTCAGTTCGTCGATGTACCGCTCAAGCGGACCCGGTGCCGCAGCATCCAGGTAGATCGTCCGCCGATTCGGACCCACGTTGTTCGACTTGAGCACCTCGACCTCCGGACGCGTCCTCGCCCCTTCCGGCGTCGGTGTGGACCAATCCGGAGTCTGATCGCAGTACCGCGGGTCGAAACCCGGGAGAATCCGCAGAACGTTCTTGCCTTCCTTCCACTTGTACCACCTGGTCTTCTTGAAGGTCTGGCTCTTGTTGAGTTCTTCATGCCGTTTTGCGGCAGCTTCCAGATCCGTAGGCATCTATCACTAGCTCCTGTCCGAAAAGGTCGAGAGTTCGCGGCATTGTCGCGAGTTAAGGGATTGCAACATGTCCTTCCTCTGGGACAGTGCCTCCGCTGTTTCCTTTAGAAGATCCGATTTGAGTTCGGCATCCCGCTGGGCAGCCTGTGACCGCTGATAAGCCGGGTCTCGCTTGGCCGTCTCATCAACGCGGGAATCGGTCGGCCGTTCACCGGCAGATTTGATCTCTTGGCGGGCTCGGGCCTTACAGTCTGCCAGCACCACTTCACGTACGTGATCCTTCATCCGCGTCGCCTCGTCGCGTGCGATAACCCACAACTGAGACCAGAAGCGGTACGCCTCCGAGTGCTGTCGCATGGCTTCGGCCACATCATCTGGCTGAATCTGAACCACCTGCGCCGACGCCTGCTCGACCGAATCCGCCGTCTGGCAAACTGACTCGTAGAACTCACGCAACGACGGCATGTAGGTGTCCTAAACGGCTCAGGAATTCAGGGCTGATTTCAAACTCGCCGTGTGGCGAATCTAAGTGCGCCACAAAGTCTATGCGCTCCTTGCGCTGCCGAACCGCCACAGCAAACCGTAGGACCAGGACGCGAAAGTCCTCTGGCAGCTCCAGCCACATAGACCGGGCCGCGGTCAGCCGACCAGCCGCAGCCAGCTCCAAAACCGTTGCCAATCTTCCAAAAGATAGTTTCTTGTCTTCCACTAGATATTATACGGAACCGGAGTCCGTTCCTACGAAGAAATTGTGAGATTTTTCATATCGATGCTTTTCAGGTCGCCCCACGTGTACCCAACCTCCATGTCCACCTCCATTGGAACCTGCATCCAGTCAAACTGGATGCCGGCCATCATCGAGTGAACCAGCTGGCAGACTTCCCAGAATGCGTCCTGGCGAATCTCGTACACGATCGAGTCGTACACCGTCAGGCAAACGCGAGCCGGCAGATTACGTTGGCGAAGAACCTTCGCGGTACGCACGAGCGAGATCAGGGTAAGATCCGAGGCCATTGATTGAATCGGAAAGTTGTAGGATTGCCTCACAGCCCGGTTGTCAATCTCGCCGTAATGTCTCGTCCGACCGAAAGGTGTGGTCTGCTCCCCGGTTCTCCGGATGAGCCTCTCCTGCTCGTCCATCCACGCCCAGATGCAAGGGAACGTCCGCTTGTGCCCGTCGTAGAAGCTCTTCGCCTCCGCCTCCGTATTGCCGGCCGCAAGGAATTTCTTGAGCACCCCTTCCCACGACATCCCGTAGATAATTCCGAAATTGACCGTTTTGGCATTGCTCCGTTGTCCTTTGGTAACCTCCTCCAACGACGCGCCATAAACCTTCGCAGCCGTAGCTGTGTGTGCATCCAAGCCTTTCCGGTAAATGTCGATCAGTGACGGATCACCAGACATACACGCCATCACCCGCAACTCCGCCTGCGAGTAATCCGCCTGGAGCAACAGGTAACCGTCTTCCGACCGGAAGCACCGTTTGATCGCGTTTGCATCCTGCAGCACCTTCCCGGCCGTATCCGACCTAGGGATGTTCATCAGGTTTGGGTTGCTCGACGAGGGTCTACCCGTTACCGTGCCGTGAACCTTGTATGTCGTGTGCAACCGACCGTCAATCACAGCTTCCCGCAGCCCCGTCACATAGGTCCCGTGCAGCTTGTTCAACCTGCGGATCGCGGCGATACCCGCAACGGTCGGTACGCTGTCTGAGTAGTGCTCCAGCACCTCCACATCTGTTGAGTATTCTCCGCCGTCCGTCGTTTTCACCTGCTTGAGCTTCAGGTAATCCCGCATGACCTCACGAACATCCGCGTGCTTGTCAACCTCGAAGCTCCGATTCTTCGAAACCTCGAACGCTCGGACTGCCGAATCGCTCCGGATCTTCTCATACTCCTCCGACACCCGGCCGCGGATGTACTTGTCCAGATCCTCAAAACCCTGTTCGTTTACACGGACGCCCTGCCACTCGACCCGGTCCAACTCCTTGGCCAACGGAATAATCAGCTCGTGGAGGAGCCACTGCTTTCGCGGAGTCAGCTGCGGCTCAAAGACCTTACGAAGCCGCCACGTCGCATCACAGTCTTTGCAGAGGTACCCGGATAATTGGGCCGTGTCCTCCAGGTTGAACTCAGACTTCCACGGCTCCATGTTGGTATGCAACACCGCCAACTGTTCGAGCCCGTGCGTACCCCTTTCCTCGTCCAGCACGTAATGTCCAAACTGCGTATCGTAGTCAATGTCCAGAAACTCCAGGTCCAGAAACGCGCGGGACCATTTCTGGTCAAACTGGATAGCGTTGTGCCCCCACAGCTTCTTCCGGCGCATGAACTCCCGAAGCTTGGGAAGCAGCTCTTCCTGCAAGTACCCATCCAGCCACCACCGCAACGACGTCTCCCCACGAGCATCAAGCGGAATCGCACGGGCAATACCTTCTCCCCACGAGAACCCGACGGCCACGAGGCGATCACCTTTTGTCGGAAACAGCGAACTGGTCTCAAAGTCAAAGGCCAGCTCGGGCACCTGCCCCATCTCTTCCAGAAACGCATCCACGTCTTCCGCAGTTCTGGCCGTTCGGTAATCCAGCACCACGTCGGCACCACGGCGAATCTGATTTCTCCCGACCAGGTTCTTGAGAAACCGCAAGTCGTCCACCATCGACGCTCGTAACGCAATGGACTCGTTTCGACCTTCCTGGTGAAACAACTGAGCCGGCTGCCGGATCGGGTAGACCAGGAAGTTCGCGTTGCTTTCCAGTGGCAACAGCTTCCGTCGCAACCGCTGCACACCGGAATGACCCGCCAACAGCGTGGTTGCCGGACCTCCGACAGCCACGACAACTTGCGGCTGGATCTGCGCCAGGTCTCTCAAGAAGTGGTGCTTGCAGGCTTTCCAGTGAGCCTTCTTTGGAGATCCGCCGGCGAGCGTACACCGCAAGCAATTCGAGATGAAGCAATCCTGCAGATTGAAACCGGCTTCAGAGAGAAGCTGTCGAAACAAGGAGCCGTTCCGACCGACCATCGGAATCCCGCTCGCGTCGTCATCCTTCCCCGGCGAAACACCGGCAAACAGGTACGTGGGCCGATTCCGGTTGCCCGTTCCTTCCATACAGTTCGTCTGTAGATCCGGGTTGTTGGCCAGATCGCACTGCGTACATCGCAACCCGGAAACAATCCGTCTTCCCTGCCGGTGGAACAGGCTGTATTGGCTCATCGCGTCGCAGCCCCAAACGCCTTCTCGACCCCGTCCAATGCCGGCTGACTCACCCACAGATCAATCAGCACATCCCGCAACCGACCTACCACGTAGGGACTCCGAGATGACCATGGCCGACCGACCGGAGGACTCAGGTGTATTCCTACCCAAGCCTCTGCCTGCACACCGTTGAGTTCCTTTCCCACCGAGTGTCCGTTGGCATACGTCACCGGCACCGGACCGTCGCTTGTAATTAAGCCCAGATGTCCCTGCGAACAAATCGCGATATCCCCTCTCGCTGGCATTCTGCTACTCCGCTACGAGGCTCATAACGTGATCCACACCATTACCCAGAAAGCGTACGCTACGGCGCTCTCCTCGCAGCACACTCGATAGGTCCACACGTCGGCTGATTTCCAGACCTTGCCGGAAGTGACGTGGGTTCACCCGCATCTTGAAACTCGGCGCGTCCCAGTCCAGCTCCTCCACCAACTCACCGGCCTCACCCGACCTCGCCACGAGATGCAGGTTGCCTTGCTGAGACACGACATCCACACCACTCCCAGCATCCGCAGACATCACCTCCAGCCGATTAAGCGTCTCCAGAATCTCATCCGGAAACACGACCACATGCTCCGGAGCAGGTGCCTGCAAAAAGTGATCGTCCACATGCGCCTGCGGAAACCTGTGCGCCAGTAGTGAGGACGCCCACAAGCCCGAGGGCTCCTCGTAAATCGCCCCTACCATCTGGTCCCAGGCAAGCAAGCGAGACGGCTGGCCAAGCGTTACCAGTAGCTTGGCGGCGCGCAAAGGCAGGAAGAACGCACCGTCCGCCAGAGAAGCCTCCAACTGTATACGTGTTGCTCGCAGCCCATCGGTTGAGTACACGTAGCTACCGGCCAAAGCCACGCCCGCAAACTGATTGCGAGCCGTCTCGTCAATCAACTTGGCGGCCCGCTGTACACTCGTTGCCAAGTTGGGAGGCGTTCCTAACTCGACAAAGTCGGACGGGACGAAATCTGGATAGCGACCAACGGCACCTGTCGGTATAGTCGCATGACTCCGGCCGCAACGGACCCGAAGAGCCGTACCCTGCATATCCAGACGAACCTCAGATGCAGACGGGAACTTACCGAGCAACGCCAAAAACCGATCCGCAGGAACGGTACACGACAACCCCACCGTCAACCGCAGCGCACACCCACACTCACCGGAATAGGCGTACACCAGGTTGTCACGAAAGCAGAGGTGCCGGAAAATGTCGATCTGACCGGACTTACCGGCCACAAACCGAGCCGACACCTTCAGCACACTAAGCAGCTCGTCCGCTGTCATCTCTACCAGGTATCCTCTTGATAGGCCAGGCAGCTAGTTGGCTCGCAACGGCGCGAGCGTCGCGCGACTGTGTGTTTGTGCCCACCAGGCTCTCTAACTCATCGGCCCACGTCCTGACCACCTTAGCAGCCAAGATATGCCGGCCCTGTAAGACGAAGACCGGTTCGTCCGCAGGCAAAGAACCATCACGCAACTGTTCCTGCAGCCGAGCGACTACTTTCTGAGCTTCCATCGATTCCCTCCAAACACCTCGGTATCAGTTCGCGAACTTCGGACAGAAACTCCCGAGCCGCCGCAATTGTACAACCAGCACACCGAGCAACCCGAACAGCTGTCAACTGGCTCTTCGTCCAACCGCCGTTTTCAAGCAGCGACAACCACACCGTACGCGATGCCTGCGAGAGTTTAGAGAGTAGCTCTCGAACCTGCTCCGACCGATCCCACGCCGCAGCCACGTGATTCACCATGTCTGGGTTCCCAGCCCAACCGGACAACCACCGCTCGCTACCTTCTCGCTGACGCGCAAACAGGCGATCCAAGTGATGCTGTACGTGCCAGAACAACGCGCTGTGAACGTAGGACGAAAACTGCGTATCCCGCCCCTCTTCGTAGGCGTGCGCCGCCTCCACAGTAATCGTTCGAACAACTGACGCCGCCTCCTCCGGATCATTCCGGTACCGAGGAACGCAACGGCAGAGCTTCGAGACGGCACGCTGCTCCATGCCGGCAAACTTACCGGACGCCACAAGAGCCATCCTCGCCTCGGGAGTATTAGCAACCATAGATCTCCTCCGTCACTGCCAATGGTGAAGATTGTCCAAGACACTCGTCAGCTCCCACTCACGGCAGAAGTCGACGAACGCACGGAAGTCTCGCTTCGGCCGGTCCTGCATCTGCTGCACAGCCTCTTTCGCCTGCTCCGGTGTGTAGAAGCTCTCGGCCCAGGTACGTGGGAGAGTCATCAAACGCAGGTTTCGTAGGATGATATCGGAATAGGCACGAGCCTTCTCGATCCACCGCCAAGTTGCATCCGGAACACCCTCGGGCTGTAGGCAATCGGTAAAGAGCAGGTACTGGAACGGTGCGATCAGGCGGGCTCGCTTTTTCCCGATACCTTTCGCGCCTGGTATTGCATCACTGCGGTCTCCCGTCATCGCCTTGACGATGGGCATCAGTCCCTTATCGGGAAGTTCCCACAGCTCAAGAATCTGTTCCTCCGACAACAACCCTTTTTCCGGATGGAGAATCTTCACCCGGGAACTGACAAGCTGGTGCAGATCAAAGTCACCGCTATGCACAACCACGTCGTGACCGGCACTCGCGTACATGTGAGCAAACACGGCAATCAGGTCATCCGCCTCACAACCTGAAACGCGCACGCTTCTGATCCCGAGGGTTCGCAACCCCACCAACAACGCATCCAGCTGCTCGTAGTAAGAACGTTGCTCCGCAATCTCCTCCTCGGTTGGGTTCTCTGGACGTCGTCCTGACTTGTAATCGGGAAAGAGGTCGAGACGCCCCGCCGCCCTACCGTAGTCCCAGCAGCAAATGATCTGTGAGTCCGAAAGCTTGAGTAGGTTTCGTGAATAGGACAGACTGCGCAGAGTTCCAAAAACAACGCCGCTCCGACGACCGTCACCAGTCGTAAGTTGCTGCCCAGTACCCGCATGGCGGCAACGGCTTGCTAAGTGATTCGCGTCAACTAAGAGATAGGTCATCGCTCACCTGCTCACACGCCCCTCCCCCGTCTCATGCGATTATACTGATCTTCCGGAACATTGCAAGGCATTTTCTGGAAAATCAGCAAGGTCGGGAAAACTGTAACTTCACCAGGTCGAACTCGTCCCGCACCGGCACCGCCGTTTTCACCCGGTTCCAACACTCCTGCCGGCCCAAATCGTTTGGGTCCTCGTCCCTCGTCAGCACCGCCACGTAGTTCTCGAACCGGCCCGTCTTTCGCAAGATCGCGTTGGCCGCCTTCGTAAAAGCATCTCCATCCAACATCCACACCAACCGCCGCACACCCTGCCCCCGCAGGTCCAGGAGCCGGGACAACTGGGCATCCCGCAGCACAGCGCCCAGGATGCCGACCGCGTTAACTCCCAACGTTTCCGCATCCAGCACCGATTCCGTGATCACGCAAAAGTCCTCGGAGTGATCCCACGCAGCCGTTGTATGGATCGCCCCGCCCTCCTGCCATTCCGGGAACAGAGACTTGGGTTTCATAGCAGGCAGCCACGCCTTCGCATCGAAGCCGAGAAGCTCGCCGAACCATTGGATGGGCATAATCACCCTGTAACGGAACCGGCCCTCCACGACCGCGTACGAGGCTCCTACGAGGTGTTCGCAGCCCCGATCGGCAAGCATCTTCCGACCTGGCTGCAACGGATGTACTTCTTGGAGTGGAATCCGCCCTTTGGGAAGAACAGCTTCTGGAATTTCCCTCGGCGTGTAGCCGTAATCTGGAACGCCCGACAGCTCGAATATCCGGTCAATCGCCTGCCGCTTGTCGCATCGCTCGATCAGCTCGATGAGTTTGATCAACCCGGCTTTGCCGTCCCAAACGGCGCCACCGGCACCGCCCTCCGCGCATTTGAAGCATTGCCCGTGTTTCCGCTCGCGATGGACCCACAGCTTGCGGCGCCCTCCACAAACTGGACAGTCCATCACCAAGTTCGCCGTACCGCCGTCCCGGGTCTTCGCTTGGCCCTCCAGCCACCGGGCAATCGGGAACTTGTCGATCGCATCTCGGAGGTTACCGGCCAAGCCTATCCCTCCATAAACGCCGACAACGGGATCACCACATTCCCGTGATCATCCTGATACGCCCGCGGATGTCCCATCGCAAAGGTCGCCGCCCGCCGTTTGGCAGCGTTGGCCCGTTCTTCGTAAGCTTGGCGCTCCGCCTGTCGCTTGCGAACCTTCTCGGGATCGCACGGCCGCCCGCGATGAAACGTGCTCTCCCCGCACTGCTCACAGAACTCATGGTTTCCCATTAGGATTCTCTCCTACCTCGCCCGTCATAGAACTGCATCCGACTGAAATCGGTCGGAATCGAAACCGTCTGATTGGCTCCGGCAGAGTGCCTGGTCTTCGTGAACTTGAGAATGGTCTCCTCCTGCGTCTCCCGTTGGATCGAAACCATCAGATCGACGATACGGGACTGCTCTACCGAACCGGCAACGTGATGCTGCTCCGCGTACGACTCCTTCGCCGCTTCCCGCTGAGATTGCGCCGCCGTCCACATCCGCCGGCGATCCTCCTTAACCCACTCCTTCAGGCACTCAAAGATCTCCTTACCAGCTGCATACCGATCGCTCTTCAGACTCGGCGTCTCCGGCGACAAGCAACCTGCGTAATCAACAATCACCACGTCTGCAAAGAAGCTGTGGGTTGACTCGACCTTCTCGGCGTACTTTCGCAAATCCGACACCCGCGTCTTCGACTCAGGCATCTCCTTCACATGCAGACGACCACGGAGCTTAGCAAGACGCCGCTGGGCTTCCGCAATCTTCCCGGAGTTAGACAGGTCTGCCCGAGTCATCCCGGCAAAGCACATGTCTAGCCTGTCATCGTACTCGTCCTCCGTCATGTCACCGATCGTAAAGATCAACACGTTGGCAGCTTGGAACACGAACGAGCGAGCCAAGTAGCACAGAAACGCCGTCTTCCCATCTGACGACTTGCGGGATTGAATCAACCCGATGTTCCCGGGACGTAAGCCGTCCACCACAGCATCCATCTCAGGAATCAGTGTCCACAACCGCCGCGCGTCATCCTTCTCACGCCGCTCTAACCGAGACTCCATGTCCTCGGGCGAGTAGAACCGACCCATCCGACTAGACATATCGGTACGGAAACTCAGAATACGGTTAAGCACGGCGTCCGCGTCGTCAAGCCGACCCTTCTCCAGTAACCCATGAATCTGAGGAATCTCGGCGCGGTACCGTTGGACCCGGCAGAAGTTGGAGAACTCGTCTAGCAGAAAGCTACGGTTCTGCAACTGGTAGCCGTAGAGTTCGTCTGCCAGTGTCGAGACTGCTTTGTGGTTGTCATCCGTCAGGATGCCGTGATTCTTGTCTCGATCGAGGACCTGAAAGATCAGCGTATCCGGCGCGTTGTGCTCCGACCGGTAGAAGTCGAGCACGATCCGCACCAGCCGGCTCATCGCCTCATCCGGAAACAACTCCGGCTGCACATCGTCCGCAACGCGATCCAGGAACGCGGTATCGCGGAGCATGTGGGCCAAGAAGTTGTTCTGGAAATGTCTGTCAAAGAGATCGGAGAAGCTTGTCATTCCGTTTGTACCGCAAGCAGGTCCAGACCCAAGACTCGCATGCAATCAGTGGAGCGTATCGACGGGTGTAACGCTTTCCGATAGAGCACGAACAGCTGTTGACGACTGCGTTGCTCAACCCGTTCTTCCGTCTGACTGCATCCGGCATTGAAGCGGCCGAGATGGTATTCACTGATTAGGTGCCGCGGCGACGGCCGCTGATTGATCGCCTGTAACTCGTCACAGCGGTAGGCCAGGTACCGTCGCCAGCCATGAAGCGTATGTCCCACCGGGCGCCCGTGTTTCGTCAGCCACTCGGCCGCCTCGCAGAACTTCTCGAAGTTCGGTTGTTGCCGGATCTCCTCCGGCGTCAGGTTGCGAAACTCAGGACACCAGCCTCGCGTATCGGTCCAGTATTTCTTCCACCCCGCAAACAGCACAAACCCCACACGTTCTCTCTCGGACCAACCGTCAAACATCGCCATGCTGGTCTAGCCGTCCTTTCCGTCCGTAACGTACGACTGAATTTCTCGCACGCAACGAAGCTCTCGAAGTACGCGAGGTACAACCACAATTACGGCGTCAGTGGGTATGCCGCCGCACCCGGTTTCCTGGAAGATCCGTTCGCCAGGTAACAACGGCGTGCTCTTCTCTAGGGGGATAGCCACTGTAGTAAATCTCCACGCGAGTACGAAACGACGCCTTCTCTTGCACCTGCTCAGCGATCAACCTGATAGTCCTCCCAGTAGCGTATCGAGTCTGCGTACCCTTCGTGCTCCAACGTTTCGATTCTCGCAAGAGACGCGCGTTGTAGTTGCTTGTGTCCGCTGTCCACGAAATCCACGTACTCGAAGTATTTCTTCCCGGGACACCGTCGGAGCCCTCGACCCAGAACCTGGATGGTAACGCGCCCAGTTTCTTCCTCCTTCGCGGACCCCCCTCCGCGAGTTCCTGTCGCATTGATTACAGCGCGCAGCTCGGGCAGATCGACGCCCTCGCCAACGGTCTCGCAAACAGCAACTATGGTTGCCAACTCACCCGACCACAGTTGCTCGAACTGCGCATCGCGTTCCGCTTGCGGCACCTTCCCATGCACCCACCCAGCAGGCACATTCCTGTCTTTCAAGACCCGCAGAATGTTCCGCCCGTGACCAAGCTGCCGAACAAGGATAAGCGACGACTTCCCCTCCAACTGAAAGATTGCAGCGACCTCTGCAACACGACGATTCCGATAGTCGTTCTCAACAATCGCCTGCTTGTACAGCTTCGGCCACTCGATCTTGTTTTTCTTCTTCTGCCCCGGCGGCGTCGGAGGATCTGGAACCTGCGGTTCGAGAATCGGAATGAACCAGATACGAGGTGGTGTGAGCACGCCCCTCTCAATAAGCTCTCTTGCAGACACCGAGGCGACAATCGGACCTGTCATGGCCTCCAGATACATGCCTCCCTGCTCCGATCGAGGCGGCGTCGCTGTCAACCCAAACCGCCACACAGCGGGAAACTGCGAGAACGCACCAAACCACTGGTCACTTTCCAAATGATGGATTTCATCTCCGATGATTCCGACACAGGTACGGCACCAGTCTCTAACGTGCTCCCGCCCACCTTTCTTGAAAACGTGCGCCAGCGTCTGCGCCATACAAACGGTCACGTCTTGCAGATCCTCCTCCTGGTCACCTAAGATCCCGATGGGCTGTTTCAAGCGCATCGCGAGCCGCTTACGCGTCTGGTGAAGTAACGTTGTTCTGTGAGTCAGCCAAGACCACTGCCCTCCCACAGACTTGATAATCGCAGCCCCCATCTCGGACTTCCCACTGCCGGTAGCTGCCTTCAAAACGCCGCGAGTTGCGGAGAGAGCAGACGCAACCACACCCGCCTGATAGTCCCATTTTCCCTTGTCCAGACGGATCTCTCCTTTCTCATCATCGTGCAGAACGACTTGGGGCTCGGCAGTCGGAAGATCCCGGCAGTCGGCCAGTTCGTAGCGGTATTCTCGATCATCCAGAAAATCGCAAACAGACTGCAAGAGACCGGTAGGAAACCGCCACATCTTGGTCTTCCGGTCGTATTTGGTAAACCGGATACGGCCGTCCCAGGCACCGGATTTGTATGCCTTCGAAAACCAGCAACCTGGCTTCAGGAAAGAAGTTGGGACGTCCAGAAGACCAACCGGATAGTGTCCGTGAACATACGTCCAGAGGTTGTGCGCAATGAGTCGCATACCTCTATTATACGGAAGAGGTTCCGGAAGATCGAGAAAACCTTCCCGGAGAGTGCCGAGGACAGCACGAAGAAGAGATTAGTGCGTCATGTCCCACAGCCAGTGCATAAACGTCCCAGAATCGTACGGATTTCCTGTCGGAACTCCTAGAGCATTGTACAATTGGTTGACATCCACGTCCACATTGGGCGAAAAATCGCCTACAGACTCCGGCAGATTTCCCGTTCTACCATACTCCTGTATGGCCTCGTTTCGTCTCTGCACCGCCGCAGCATACGCCTCCACCTGTTGTACCGGAGACCGATCCAGCAACGGTTCCGTTGGTGTCGAGCCTGCATCTGCGACAGACAGTTCCTCCGGTACCGACTCAACCACAGGCTCCACGTGCTTGTCGAGCCAAATACCCAAGATCCGGTCGTGCGCAATCGCCTCCCCCCGCAAATCCGCCGGCATATCTTCCAGGGTTTCGTACTGTAATATCTCCTCTCTGTTCAACTCCCAAAACCGTAACGCCGCATCTACCATCTGCTCCAGATGCGATTTCGCATCCGAAGGTGGTGGTGTATCATAAAACCCGCCCGCCGCCTCAATCTCCGCAGCAAGTGTGTCGTCTGACGGAGTTTCGCCCGCCCACGGATTTGCGTTGTCATAAAAGTAGAGGTGCTCTAGCTCGACTCTCCCCTCCGCATCCACAACTGACCACTCCGCTTGCCACAGGAACGGAGGTGTCATGAACGGAGAAAACCCCTCGACATATAAACTGGCCTCTACGGCTGGCCAATCGTCACTGTTATCACCATACAACGTAATCAACCCGTCCACAACGGACTGAGGGTACTCGGTTGCGCTAGATGGAGTCCTGGGACTGAAGGGTTTTGAATAGGTGAATAGCTCACGTATTGCCTGTTCGAACGTTTCTGGGTCTGCCCCGTCTGCGTAAACATGATCCAGCCACTCCTCCATAGTATCACGCGTCGTGGGCGAAGATCGGCCCTCCTCTGTCAAAGACGATACGCGTTCTACCAGCCAATCTGCCGCCAACTCACTCCCCGTCGGACTCGCGTACTCATCGGCGCTGACCATAACTCGAACATTAGCACCAGCGTCCGCACCGTACACCCCTCCAATATAGGATATCAACTCATGATAGTCCGCACTGGTAAACACGTTGTCACCATGCACGAGCGTAATCGGCTCTCCTGGATACCGCAAGATCCGCTGAGATATGGACTCAGCAACACTTTCGTAAGTAGTTCCAGAATACTCATCCACCCCTACTACGGATACCTCGCCGCCGCTCCCCGCGTTTTCAATAAGCCACGCCAGTTTGTCCGCCAAAGCAGAATAATCCGACGACGTACCGTCCCCCAGCCACCAGTCGTTAAAGGTAAAGTCCGATTCCGTAGCCTGAAGAGGAAGTGTGGTGGCCGCCACCTGATCTCCTATCACTTCTCCACCAATAGACACCGGATCAAGCAACACAGACTGTTGACTTTCACCAATGCTTGCATGCAGACGATACAATCGCAACGATCCGATACCACCTCCACTCACCAGCACCATCCGGCTACCAGGAACACCGGTTCCGTTGTCGTAGAGTCCGAGATGCCGGACCTCCACGAGATCTCCAACACTCGGCATCGACGCGTTATCCGGAACATC